GCTACCTTTCATGGCGGGCAACTTACCGGTACGAATGAAATAATTGATTGCTGCGGCAACGATTTGGCGGCTTTCTTTGAGCCTGTCTCGTACAGCCGTTTCGAGAAATTTGGCCTGTCCTTGCGAGGCCCGACCGGGATTCGAAGTCTTGCTTTGCAAACCTGGGTGATTATAGGACAGGTCTTCGTGCTGGCGGGCGATGTACGGGATACCAGCATAGCCGATTTCAACTAGAACAGACTGTGCTGTGAATTTTGGAAATTCTACAAAGGCTGCCTTTTCCAAATCGCCATGTTCGTAGGGGGCTCGCGTCTTGGAGAGGGTCATGATTTGCTGAGCAGCGTTGAACTCACCGACAGCCGCAGCATCGAGAAATTGCTTAGGGTAGCGCCGAAACCGGCTGATAACCTCATCGGCTCCTTTGATGGTAAAGAACTTACTCATAGCATGATCTCGATGTGCGATAGAGTCGCATTCTCATCGTAACAGTATTGTACGTTCTTTGGTCGACGAGGCTGGTCTGGAATGCCCGGCAGATAAAACCAACTAGACCGAGCGGCCGCTTCGGTCAGCGGAAAAGTCTCATCCAGAATGAGCATATGACGAGTTCGCTCGTCGATCGAATCCGAACCGACTGGAACCTCGCGGTAGTAGGGCTCCACTCGCCCCCAGCAAGTCGCCAACGAGCCAACTTGGACTTGGCCGGAAAAGTCCAGTGAAGCCGCGCTCGCGTAGCCTACAACGTGGTTCAGTTGTGCTTTCAGCACGTAATCCACGAATCACCCCTCGCCGAAGTAATCGGACGGGCTGTCTTGCACATCAGGGAAGTCATCCTGACCAACGGCAGCGGGGGCTAGGATATTATCAGCGTCGTCCCGCAGGGCTTGATTTGCACTGTCGGAAATACCGCCTGCGTAGCCCGTAGCCAACACGGACCCTGCTCCCTCGCCACCTGGGGTAACGCCCGGTCCTGCCGAGCGCAGCCGCTTCGCCAAGTCTGCGTAGTGTTTATGCCTTGCTGCTGCCGAAATACGGAGTAGGGAGTTTTCCGTGTTGACCTGAAAGGCGTATTTAGCCGATAATAGATCGGCGCAATCTGCTGCGGCATAGTTGACAATTGGTTGTGCAGACAAGACGAAGTAGATTTCTTCATCTTGAAGTTGCGGACGAGAGCCGTCCGTATCACCAATGACCAGGCGCACCTTCATCAACGAGGCGACCGTCGCCGACGACGTCAGCAATTGGGGAATGTAAGTCCAAGTCATTGGCTAACCCCCAAGGTCGTTGCGGTTTCGAGGATTTGCCCTTCACTCGTGGTGATTCGGCAACCCACGACGTAGGTCGTACCGTTTTGTCCCCCTTGGACCAAATGGCGTACCACGGGGGACAGATCGACAATCGGAGAACCGAACAACATCGACGATGCCGACACGGGCGAGGCACCGGAAGTTACAATGGTCCACGTCGAAGTGGCAACACTTTCTCCGTGTTGAATAAGAGCGCCGAAATTGAAGCCATAACGGACAATTTCGGTGGGTGTTTTGGGAGAAAAGGCCATGCCTGATTATACCCCCTATAGAACGGTTTTACGACCAGAAACAGTTTCGATTCGCACCCCTGGTCCAGGGGTATGCAAAACGCTGCGGGGCGATAGAACAAGGACTTCTTCGCCTCGAAATCGAAATCGCGTAGGTGCGTCGAAAATAGCCGGTTGAAAACCTGCGGCTGAGATAAGCACATCATCCAAGGCAATTGCGCCTTGTACCAGCAGAGTTAAGGTCCCATTTCCTTGGACAGCCGCGTCGTCCAGAACGACAACGCCGTTGCCGAGATGCGTCTGGTTGCCGGTCCCTGTAAACGATGTATCGTCGAGTGTGACCCCCCCATCACCGAATACAACGGCGGCGACGTTTCCTGCTACGCTGACGTCATCCAGGGTAATAGTGCCACTAGCAACATGCGTCTGTGTACCCGCACCAGCAACAGCCGCCGCGTCCAGCGTAATGGCCCCACTGGCGTCGATGACCGGCGACCCGCTACCGGCCACCGTGACGCTGTCGAGCGTGATGGCCCCGGTTCCGTCGACCGAAGCAGATCCGACGTCACCCGACCCGGCAAACGTGACGTCGTCGAGAGTGATCCCAGCGGTGCCGACGATCGTCGACGTGCCAGCGCCAGAGAAGGCGACGCTGTCCAGCGTGATCGCGCCCGTGCCGTCGACTGACCCGGTGTCTCCGACGCCAGCTACGGTGACGTCGTCGAGCGTGATGCCGCCCGTGGCGATGTGCGTCTGCTGGCCGTTTCCGGCAACAGAAGCATCATCCAGCGTGATGGTGCCTGAGGCACTCACGCCGGTAAAGCCAACGCCGGATAACAGCGTCAGCAACATTGAATCACACCAGCGTTAGAAGTTGATCCAGCGTTGATTGCGTTTGCTCGATCTTGGCGTCGAGGTCGACGACAGCCTCACCGTCGCCGACAAGGTACGCATGGGAGCGCGCTCCGTTCAGCGAGGTGAGCTTGCGTCTGACCAGGTCAATCAATTCTTCGATGGACATGGAGACCTCACACGAGGGGGATCAACTCTTGGCTGATTGTTGAAAGGTGTGACTGCAACAGAACGACGCTGTACTTATCGGTTCCGTCGATTGCGCAGTAGGACGCCATGCGGCTGCCAGCGGTTGCGGTGCCGGCCTGGATAAATCCTGTCGACGTGTACGGTGAGAGGACGCGGTTCTTTGCATCGAATCGATAGATTTGATTGACAGCGCTCGCCACATAGATGTTTACGTAGCTGAAGCGGCCCTCTTCGCTGTACGGCGCGTAGCACGACGTCGACCCAGCAGCAGGCGCGAGCGAGACGCCGTCGTAGGTCACAGCACCAGTCCATGTGCCTGTCGTGCTCCCTGCGATGTCGAGGAGGTCGATCGTCGTCGCGTTGCCGCGCCAGAAAAAATTGTGGCTGTGTCGAGCGTTGCGCGCAACGTCGGGCTGGATACCGAAACTAGGCATCCACATGCACCCGATCGCATTGACCGCTGGACCGACGGCAAAGTACGTTGTGGACCACGCATTGGCCGCGATTGAGTTCGTGCCGTTGTTCTGTGTTGAGTCTGTGTAGTTGTAGACGTAGGTCGTCGTGTTGCCGGCCGTGCGCAACACGATCTGGTTAGGCTGCTCGATTACGAAACGCGCCGACGACGACGGCTGCGTCGTCCAAGCAGCGCCGAGCGTGTATACCGCCGACGGCCCCGCCGTGTGGCTGGCAATGATGCGGCGTTGACCGACTGACCCCGGCGTCGTCGGGTCGGCGACGATGCGGATCTGGAAATTGCGATACTCGTTGATCGCGACGACGGCGTCGCCGCCCGTAGCCTGACCAGTGATCGTCGACGCACCCGACGCAGTCGCAAGCAACGCAACGAGCCCTTGGCCCGCTGGCGATGCGTCGTAGACCGTGGCGCCCTTGACCATGCCCTCGCCGGGTTTGTGGTCGTAGGGAACGTATTGCTCGTCCATGACGAGGAGCGCTGAATCAGTCGCGATCGTCGGCAAGTTGGTGTTGCCGCCGTTCGTCAACGAGTTCGTCATCACCTCGAAGATACGCCACGACGTAGCTGCGATGGCGCCGGACCCCAACATAAAGACACGGCCACCGAGGATCTCGTAGCGTGCACCAGTCGACGGAGTGAATGTGAAGGCGGCGTCGACGTGAATCGTCGGCGTCGTCGACGCCGTGTTGGCGACGATCCATCGTTCCTCGGTCTTGCCCGCCGTCGTGTCGATGATCCGAATCTTGAATCCAAGCTCACCGGACCCGCCACGGTTGGCCAGCATATTCAGACCGGGCGCCGTCAACAGTGCCGTCGAGAGAACAACGCTCGTCGTCGTGGCGCCTGCTGCAATTGTACCGACCGCGCCGAACGACGGAACAAAGCACGACGTCGACGACGCAGCGACGGCGCTCACGCTGGGAGAGACAGCAAGTTGCCACGCCTTGGTAACGATATTGAATCGATTCAAGACCGTCGTCGAGATCAGATTGAAAGCAAAAGGGTGCCTGGTGGCGTCGTTGCGCATGTCGACGCACATCGACGAGCCTGCGGCATGCGCGTTTGGTGCAGGCGCGACCTGCGCCCACATCATGCGATCGATCACTTTTTTGAACGTGTTGGCCATGTCGTTACCTCAGGTAATCAGGCGTCGAGTGGTGTCGTACCACGAAGACAAATTGGTCTGGTCGATCAGCATCGCGCCGTTGCGACCGTCGATATTGGTGAGACCGCCAACCGCCGTCACGGTGCTCACTGTTGTCACAGTGCTCACTGTCGTCACGGTGCCGCTTTCGAGAACGACCGTACCGCGCGAGCGGTCAAGCGAGCTGTCATAGGCAGGCGGCGACGAGAGCCGATCGAAGATTCTGCGGAGCCACGACATGGCCCCGCTGACTTCCTGAATCGGCATAGGATTCGCGGGCGAGACGTCGCCCTCGATAACCCCATCGGCGCCCGTCGCGAGCTTGACGCGCTGATACAGCGCGCCACCGACGTCATCGGCTGCAATCGTGGCGCCGGTTCCGGGTGTGTAGCCGACATTGTCAGGCATCAG